GGGCCAACCTGGGGGACAACCTGCGGGCCAACCTGGGGGACAACCTAAAAAAAGTTGCCAGTGAGGCTAATGATTTTAATGGGTCGATGGATGCATATTGGATTGCTTTTTATGAATTCCCTGAAAAATTCTTAGGCGTCGAATATACTATTGAAAATTCCAAAAAACTAAAGTTGTGGTCTAACCTTGCCAAATCCTGCTCTTGGTTCTGGTGTTATGAAAATTATTGCTTTGTGGCGGATCGGCCTAAGTCGATTTTTATGAGCAACGACAAACGCCTACACAATACTAAAGGCCCTGCTATAACATGGGCTGACGGGTATAAAATTCATTACATAAATGGGCGTGAGATGCCTGCAAGAATTTTCGACAAACCATTCACCCGGGATGAATTTATCAATGAGCCAAACGAAGACATTAAAGCTGGAATGTATGAAATTATAGAAGCGAAAGGCGAGGGATCAATGCTTGAATTTTTAGGGGCTAAAGAGGTAGACCGCCAAACTTTTATACACGCAGATGGGGATATGGAAGAAATGATCCTTTACAAAACAGAAGAGAAATTCTCAGAAGAGGAGGATTTGAATGGGAATAGCCCAGCTGCTTTAGCCTGGTTAAAAATGTCCTGCGCTTCAACCGGGCAAGTTTATCTGTTGGCCTCAGATGCCTCGTTTAATAATTGTGTGGAAGCTGCAAAATACCACCGGCCCGACGAGGTGCCTACCGATGTAGAATATAAATGGAATAGTAGATCATAACCAATAAAAACAAATAATATGAAAACAACAAAACAGTTAATTAATGGGGATTTCCAAGCACACCAAGGGGACGTGCAGATTTTCTCAATGTCAGCGGTGCCATCCGGCGCTAAAAAGATTGAAAAGACTTTTATCGCAAAGTCTGAAAAGTCAGGGCACGCCCACGCTTTATGCGGGGACTACGAGCTTTACGAGCTCAAGGATGGTGGTCACGCAATAGTTGTGGGTTCAAACGGATGCACCTTGAACCACACTGGTTATCAAAACTTAACACCAGAATACTGGGACAAAAACAAGGTTATGCCGGTGGCAGATCATAAGCCTACCAAACTTTCGCCGGGTACTTATTATGTGGGTATTCAAAAGCGTAAAAAACATTTTTCAAAAGTATTTGAAAAAGTACGCGATTAATGGCAAAGAGGTTCATAGACACATCCTTTTATAAGTCCCCTTTTGTTAGGGGCTTAAAAGGGTCTTTGAAGGGGCTTTATTGCTTCATTATATGCGATTGTGATGGAGCTGGTATTTGGTCAATGGATCTCGAAATAGCCGGGGTGTATGTCGGGTTCCAGTTTACTAAAAAAGAGTTTGAAGATGCTTTTGTTTTATCCGGTAAAGCGATTGATTTAAACAACGGTAAATACTTCTTCCCTGACTTCCTGGAACATCAGTACCCAAAGGGTTTGAGTGAAAATAACCCTGCTCAAAACAATGTTATTTCTGACCTAAAAAAATACAGTTTAATTGATGATTCTTTAAAGCCCCTTCAAAGACCCTTAAATGGGTCTAAGGTAATGGAAAAGGAAATGTATAAGGGTAAGGTAATGGAAAAGGAAACAGTAAAGCAAAAAAAAACTGATTTGATTTTCCCTTTCGATTCAGAAAAGTTTACAACAGTCTGGGCCCTTCTATTAACCACCAAGAATTGGAGAAAAAAAGAAGCCCCGGCCCTGCAAGCATCCTTAAAAAAACTTTCAAAATTTTCAGAAGACGAGGCTATTCAAATGATGGAAAATACCATTGCGTCAGACTGGAAGGGTTTGTTTGAACTAAAACCCCACGAGAAACCAAAAAGCAGCTCTATTGACAAAATACTTTCGATCAACGAACAGCAGGAACAGGAATTAAAATTAAAATACGGACGATGAATTTAATTGAAAACACAGCAATCAAAAAGCTTCCAGTGATGTACCAGGAGTTTGTTCGGGCCAAGATCAACAATCTGCCGATTCAGGCAATAACTAACTACGATCTTGAAACCGCTTTAAAAAACATCATCCTGGTTTCCTACCAAGAGTTGGGGCTAAGGGATTCAGTCGACAGCCAGGTGGCTACGTTTCTTCGGCAGACCCTTTTCAATGATTTCAGAAAACCACCCTATTCAAACGCAACAGTTCAGGAGATCCAGCTATTCGTTTCAAAAGGGCTCAGGGGTGATTACGGAACGTTTAAAGGGCAGTTAAATGTGATAAACGTGCAGAATATCCACCACTGGGTTAAGGCCGGCTTAGCAGATAAAACAAGGATTGCAGCTATGGAGGAGTTTAACCGCAAATTGGATGAGCAGCTAAAATCAAGCGTACCCGTAAAACTCACCAAAGAGGCCTTGCTTGCATCGGCCAAAGGTGCCTTTAAAGACTACAAGGAAAGCGGTAAACTTCCTTTTGTTCCACACGCTATTTACGACACGATCAAAGAACTGTCAGGGCTTAAAACGTTAATCAATTCAAGCGAATGGCCAGCTATCCAGCAAGAGGCTAAAGCTAATCTTGAAAAGCGCCACAAGTCAAAAAGAGGCGAAAAGAGTGTAAGTGAGATTTTAAACATGGAAAGCCGAACGTTTGAATTTGAGGTCAAAAGAATAGGCCTACAGCGCTTTTTTGACAATTTAATAACCGAAGGTAAAACATTAGAAATTTAGAAACCCTCCCCCAACTATGAATAAAAAAGACGAACGTTACACCCCGCCGCGCATATTTGAGGCATTACAATGCCGCTTTGATTTGGACGCTGCCGCCCCGGTAGATAGGCGTTTTTGCCATGTGCCGGCAGATCATTTTATTACCGAACAATCTTTGCAAACGCAATGGAATGGTTTTGTTTGGCTCAACCCGCCTTACAGCGGCAATAAAACGCTGTGGCTCGATAAGCTATATGCACATGGCAATGGTATCGCCTTAATGCCGGATCGCACCAGCGCCCCTTGGTGGCCATTGGCTGCCCGGCAGGCGCATCTGATTTTATTAGTTACCGGCAAAATAAAATTTATTAACTGGGACGGTTCCATTGACAAGGCACCAAACAACGGATCTACGTTATTTGCTTTTGGTAGCCAGGCGGTCAATGCATTAATAATGGCCGAACGAAACGGCCTTGGACCCACTTTCAAAAAACTTTAACCCGAATGCCCCCCTGTTAACCACCACAACTCATGATTAAAGATTCAGGACATAAGACCCAAGAGCGGCCCTTAAAGGTGCTCAATTTGTATGCCGGCATCGGCGGCAATCGAAAGCTGTGGGATAATGTGGAGGTTACCGCAGTGGAATTAAATCCTGCGATCGCCGGTATTTACGGGGACCTTTACCCGGGGGATACTATAATAATTGGGGACGCGCATCAATACCTGATCAATCACTTTTCCGAGTTCGATTTCATTTGGACTTCCCCGCCGTGTCCCACTCACAGTAAAATGCAGTTGTTAAACCATTCCATGGGTGCCAGCAAGCCCAAATATCCCGACATGAAGCTGTACCAGGAGATTATTTTTTTGAAGCATTATTTTAAAGGGCAATGGATTGTGGAAAACGTACGCAGTTATTATGAGCCTTTAATTGCTCCACAGCTCGCCGGCCGGCATTATTTCTGGGCTAATTTCAAAATCACTGGTTTTCAAACCGATCACCTGCCGGTGATGGGCAAAACCGGATTAACTCAGGATATGCGCATGAAAGCGGCCGGTTATCAAATTGATGATTGGCACGGATATAAGGGACGGAAGGACACGCTGTTTAAAAACTGTGTGCACTTTGACCTGGGCCGGCATATTTTGGACTGCGCCCAGGGAATTTTGGAGCGATCGAGCCGGAAGCTTTTAACCCTGGATTTTGACATTGAAAATTCCCCGGCTTCGCCGGGCAAGCAAACGGGGTGCCAGTGAAAGGCGCCCCGGAATGAGTAAAAAAGTGCCGTTTAGTTTAACATAAATTCAATTATAAAATGACCAACCAAATACCACCCCCAACCCATAAGACCAACAAGGAGAAATACAAATTTTCTCAGTACAATGTAGGCGATTCGGAGTTTTATCAGGCGGCGGCTACAAAAGTAAGCGCAGCTGCATGCATGTTTGTTAAACGAAATAAGCCCGATTGGAAGTTCAGAACGAGTGTAGAACCATCGGGTGTAAGAGTATGGAGGGTAAAATGAAAAATATCTTTGAAAGCCTTAATACTGTTGTTGATGAGGATTTTAGTAAAAAGCAACGCATACCACGAAAATTAAAGAAGCGGATTAATAAAATAGTTCGACCATTTCAAATGGTTAAATACAAATCAAAATTTGTCAGGAAGTGGGTTAAACAATTGAAAAGATTAAAATGAAAGCAGAAGAATTGAGAATCGGGAATTTGATAATAGCTGACGGCGAAGAAACGCAGGTGTATGCGTTATACGAGTATGATGAAAGGGGCATTAACGGTGTCGGCGAGCATTATGAGGCTGGGCAATATACCTACCCTGTGTGTGAGCCCATTCCCCTAACCGAAGAATGGCTGCTTAGGTTTGGGTTTGCAAAGAACTACGGCGAGTTCACAAAAGGAAATTTAATGCTTGATTGCGAGTATACCGATAAAGGAGAATACGTCGTCAAATATGGCAAAGCTTATATTGAGGCTGACATAAAATATGTCCACCATCTACAGAACCTTTATTTTGCCTTAACAGGAGATGAATTAACAATTAAAAAATAGAAACATGGAAGCATTATTAGCATTACTTTTTGCTACTACAGTAGCAACGTTCGTCCTTATAGGACTTAATTCAAAGGCAATTGATCGGCTGGAGATTAAACTAAACAAGTCGAAATATGAGCTAGACGTTGAAATTGCTAACACGCGTCATGACCTCAAGGGTGAAGTAAGAGAACTTCGCGATAGGATTAGTAAGTTGGAATATCCACCGAAATTTAAGATAGGTGACCAGATTGGCCCTTATATCGTTTCATCTATAGAGTTCTTTAAAGGTGGCTGCTTTTATGAGTGGAATTACTATGGAGTTAAAGAAGGTGGCGGCCCGGTTTATTTAAACTCCATAATAGAATTTAACGATAAGCGTGAGAAAAGTAAAGAGAACATTAAACGCAGAAAATGAAAAAAATATTAGGTTGGGGGATTATATCTGTCACGATTGTACTCGCTGTTTGTATGTGGGTTGACATTATAATCAAAAATGGATGGATGGTAATGGTTCCTTTGTTATGCATATTCGTAGTAGCATTCATTCTGTTACGTATAGTGATTTGGTGTTTTACTGAAAAATGAGCGCTGAGGAGATAAACGACATAACCAACCAGGTGGTAGCTCGCATCAAGGAAAAATACTTCCTGGTAGAGAAAACCCCTGACCTTTCGGCTAACTTCACTGCAAGGGATTCGTTTATTGAGATCGTTATACTTGAGGTTTGCAAGCATTTTGGGATAACAAAGGACCAGCTTTTAAGCTCAAAGAATGGTAAACACTTAGAATGTGGATGGAGCGGTCCGGAGATCAAGGCCATAATAACAATAATTTGCCGGGATATTTCTAAGGAAACAATATCTTTTTATGTCCTCGGAAAAGCTCTAAAAAGGACCCATGCGACTATTATTTACGACGAAAGAAGGGGTAGGGACCTTATTGAAACAAACCTCGGCTACCGTCAGCATTATCAGCAAATCCTTTTAGTTATAAATTTTGGTAAATAAATCCCATGTCCCGCGTTGTTTATACTCGAACTCCCCAACCGGCTGGGGACCACCGGCAAACGACAAAGAGGCATAGGCTTTTCGAGGCTGATCGCTATCTATGACAGTGGTGTTTCCTACTGTGTGCGTACAGGTGCAATACTCAAGGCCTGGGTTATAGATCAGGGTAAGGGAATCCTTAGTACTGATCGTAAAGGTGTAACTAATTCCTTGTGGAACCTGTTGAACCAGAAGCGTGTTTCCGTTTGTTTTAAGAGTAACCTTGCCCTGCTGTTTAATCTGCCCTATTGGAATGGTGTCGGTTAGAATATTGAGGTTAACCGTATAATTGTAAATGGTAACCGGCGCTGTTGGTTGGGCCGGATAAGTCGTCGCACCTTTCTTGCTTTCCTTATGGCAAGCAGAAAGGATCATGCAAAGTAAAATCAGTTTTTTCATCTTATCCTTTTTAAAATCCAGTGGTAATAAACCTTACTATTCTCGGTAGTTTCATAGGTGCTAACAAGCTCCCAACCTCTGCTGCTCATGGAATTTAAAGCCCCAACCATTGAGTTAAAAGATATTGAATAAACAGATTTAGCCGGCTTGCCCATCTGAGTCTTCTTTAAAATATACCGGCCTTTCTCGTCAGATCTTACTTCCTGGCCCTCATAAGTAGCCTGGTTGGTCTTAATATAGAATTTCTCAAATCCCACCTTAGGCATTAAAATAGTGGTATCGTTTCTATTCTTCATAACCCCCCCCGTGTCCATAACTACGACTATCATTCCCGAACTATCTCGAGAGCCGATCAACTCACAATATTTATTGGTTTGAGCCTTTGCCTGGCTAATTAAAAGCAGAAATAAGATTAGTTTTTTCATCCGTCTATGGTAAAAGGTTTCACAGAAGTATTCGGGGCCAAAGCAAATATAGGAATTAACTTTGAAACACGGACAAGATGCAGATAATCAACGAACATATTTTGGCCAATGAAAAGGCCTATAGGGATATGTGTCGCAGTTGCTATAAGGGAAGGTATTTAGCCGATGATCTATTTAGTGAGTTTTACCTTAAGTTCATTGCGGTTTCCGATCAAAAGCTCGCCAAATGGCCTAATTTAAAAGCCTTGGGGTATTGGATAATCAAAGACTTGTTCTTAAAAAGAAATCGCAATGGTTCGCCATTAAAAGAGTTCGCCTACAAGGACCCTGATAAATACACCCCCGAAGAACCAGAAAGCAAGGAACATATCTACCAAGCCCTTGAAACTGCAATAGCCGTTAAACTATCCACCCCTCACGACTTTTTGGAAACGGCTATATTAGTTCAATCACAAACCGAATCACTCAGGACCATCCAAAAGAAAACCGGCATCGATCGGTCAGCCCTAGGGAAGTATCAAAAGAAAGCCAAAGAAGACCTTAAAAAATTTATTCAAGCCTACGTATGACACAAGAACAAATCCAATTCATAACCGCCAACGAAATTCATTTCGGCCTGGTATTAGACCACGGCCAGAAATTCCAGCAAGGGCACGACATTACAAAGCGGGTCCTTGAGATCTTCACAAGCCTAACAGGGGAAACCGCTGACTGTTGTGATGATTGTATCAAGGAAGCCTACCAAAAAGTATGGACGGAGTATCAACTTAACCAAAACAAACCCAATGGCAAACGAGAAAAAAGCGCCTAATCCTAAAGTTACCCCCGAGCAGCTCATGGCTCTTGTGGAAAGAATGCAGGAACTAAAGTCTGAAAACGAAACCTTAAAAGCCCAGCTTAACAAAACCCGGCTACCGGACAAAATGCTACCCGATGAATATAACTGGTGTATTGAAAGATTAAGGGCAATTCGGCTCACGTTTAACAATCTGGAAGAAGCCCCTGAGATGGTTGAAATTCCAAAGTCACCGATAATTTTACCGTAATGTCAGCACCAAAAGATAACCAATTCTGGAAACTCAGGGCAAAGAACGGAAGGAACAAGATATTTGAAACCCCCCAACTGCTTTGGGAAGCCTGCTGTGAATACTTTGAGGCAACCGACAAAAGGAAGTGGATTAAAACGGAGTTCAATGGCAAAGACGCAATAGAGTGCCATGTTCCAACCGAAACACCTTATACCTGGACTGGGCTTTATTTGTTCTTGGACATCTCGCATCAAACTTGGTGTGATTATGAAAAGCGAGAAGATTTTATTGAAACTTCCACGCGGGTAAGGCATATAATATACACCCAGAAGTTCGAGGGAGCCGCTGTAGGTGCTTTTAATGCGAACATAATAGCCAGGGACCTTGGGCTAACAGAACGCAGCAGCGTGGAGATAAAAGAGCAACCTTTATTACCGGACGCAGAATGAAAAAGAAGCTCCCAATTAAAAAGCCTAGTTTAGACGAACAAGGAGGCATATCGTCTATTGCATTTATTTCAAAAGAGGACATGCTTACAGGGTTCCCGGAGTTTATTGAATACAATGGCGAGCAATCTAAAGGTTCTATCGCACCATTTCAGCCATCAATTACTCTCAGGCCTGAAACAAGGCCTTACTGGGAACAGTTAGGTTTTAAATCAGCGGCTGATATGTACAAGGATGCTCACATGCATGCACTTACAGCCAATGGCTGGTATTGTTTCACCTGCGGTTGCAGCATGGAAAAATGCGATCTGGCCACCGGTGAAACAAAGGCTACCACTCATATTTAACATTTGAAGATATGCAAGAAAAAAAGGCATGGATATGGCACCAAAAATTCGGAGCTGACGAGGCTCGCTGTGTTAACTCATACTTCAATATAAGCCACTCCCCGGAAGAACAACCGCTATTTATTTCGTCATTTACCGGTAAAGGTCCATTTACAAGGGATGAGCCTAAGAAACAGATTGGTTTTCAATGTTCTCCGTCACCACAGCAGTAAAGAAGATAAGAGCTGTTAAGGCCCGAAAAAAGATCATCCAAGGCTCAAGCTCCGCCGGAAAGACAATTGCCATTCTTATTCTGCTAATTGACAAGTGTATTAAAAACCCAGGCCTTGAGGTATCTGTTATTTCTGAATCCATACCCCATTTAAAGAAGGGGGCAATGAAGGACTTTCTAAAGATCATGCAGCAGACCGGACGATTTAACCCGGTTAACTGGAACGCAACAGATCGAAAGTACACCTTTAGTTCAAATGCCACCGCCAGGTCTTATATTGAATTCTTTAGCCCTGAATCAGTATTGGGCTCAAGGCGCAACATCCTATACATTAACGAGGCTAACAACATTCTTTACGCCGATTACCACCAGTTAGCCATAAGGACCAGCGACGAGATCTATGTCGATTTTAACCCTGCTTCTGAGTTCTGGGCACACACCGAGGTAGCAGTAGAAGAAAATGCCGAGCTTATAATCCTAAACTACCTCGACAACGAAGGAAGACCAAAAAACGTTGATGAGGAGTTTAAGATAGCCAGAGAAAAAGCAGCCAAGGAAAAAGCTCAGGGGCTTCCAATAACCTCTTACTGGCAGAATTGGGTTCGGGTTTATGTCGAAGGGTTAACCGGTAACCTACAAGGGGTCGTGTTCAATAATTGGGAGCAGGTGCTGGAGGTTCCAGAAGGGGCTACGTTCATAGCCACCGGGCAGGATTTTGGGTTTACAAATGACCCTAGCGCCGCTGTAGACGTTTACAAGCAGGATGGTTATTTGATACTTGACGAACGGTTATATTCTCCGGGCCTGCTTAATTCTGAGATTATTGCTAAATACCGGGAAATGGGGTTTAGTCAAAGGCGGGATATAGTTGCAGACAGCGCAGAGCCAAAAAGCATAGAAGAGATCAGGAGAGCCGGGTTTAACGTTAGAGGCGCTTTAAAGGGGGCAGATTCGGTAAAGGCTTCAATCGACAAACTACAGGAGTATAAAATCAAGGTAACCGCCAGGTCTGTAAACCTGATTAAAGAACTAAGGGGGTACCGTTGGAAGGTAGACAAAGCTGGTAAATCGGAAAACGAACCTGTTGATTTTATGAACCACGCCATTGACGCGGTGAGATATGTGGCCTTAAATCACTTAATGACCAAGGCAAAAAGACACATCCGCACCTAGCCAACCCCCATTATTTTGGGATATATGGGTATGAGCTATACGCGCTTAACCCTCAAACAATTCATTGAAATAAACCGGATCCCTAAAACCTGGCCCAAAATCGACCAGGGCATTCACCGGTTATCTATAATTCACGGCAAGCCGGTAACCTATTACGAATCCATTCCACTGGAAAAGCTCTCAAGTCTGATCTCAAAAACAGCCTTTTTGGACCAAGGCTGCCCGAGCAAGGTTAAAGAAGTAGTTTGGATAAAAGGAGTAAGGTATAAACTCAAGAAGAACATCGGGCAATATAGCGCCGAAACCTACCTTTCACTTAAAGCCTACTCTAAAGACGTAACGGGTAATATCCACCATGTGCTTTCATGGCTTTACGAGCCTTCGTTTACAAAGCTAAACAGGGAAAAAGCAGCTAATGACTTTTTAAATCACGGAACGGTAGCCGATTTCTACGGCGCTTTTTTTTTGTTCTCACGCAAATTGCAGAGGTTGAAAGTGGTTATGGAGTATTCCGTACTACAAGCGGAGCAGATTCTCAACGATCACTTGAAGGAAGTGGTTATGACGTTATCCAAAGAACCTATGGCTGGTATCACACCCTGATGCAGGTGGTCGCAACAACTCCAAATACAAGCAAGGAAATGGTGATGAAATGGTCGATGATTGAATTTATAAACCAGATACAGTACTTAAAAGATTTGGCCGATGTGGAAGCCTTTAATGCTGCAATAAATGCCAGGCATAGATGAAATAATAAACGCGTTTGGCGAAAAACTGGTGACCGACATACACGCCTCCTTAATCAGAAACGGGGTGGTGTTTGGTGGAGGCCAGGAAAGTAAGCTGGCGGCCCGTACCCGGTTTACGGTCACAAGCACGGCTAACGGAATATCCTTCAATCTGATAATGCCGGATGAAGCGTATTGGGTTAACAAGGGAAGAAAGCCAGGCCCCGTGAGTAAAAAGGGCAGGGAATCGATTGCTGATTGGGCGAAGCGAAAAGGTGTAGTAGGAAAGTTTATGACCGAAGAACTCAAGGCAAGGAAAGAACGGCAGCGAAAGGGTAACCGTAAAGTGAAGACCTTAAAAAAGCTACCATTTGATAAAGCGGTTAAGGCGCTCACTTTTTTGATAGCCGGAAAGATTACAGAAAAAGGCTACGCGGCCACGCACTTTTTAGATGAAGTGATTAACGACGGCAGGGTTTCGCAGTTCGAGAAAGACCTCGCAACGGCATTGAAAAAGAGAATAATAGTAGAAATTAAAAATGGCAATTAGCATACTTCAACAACCACAGGCATACCAGCCGGCGTATAATAATCAATGGTTTATGGCTAGCTCTAACCAGCTGGCACAGCCGAATTTTAAATACAGGGTTATAGTAACTGACCTTATAAGTTCAACTACTCTAACGTACGACTTCGACCCACGACCCGACACAAGATGCGTATTTGACGCCGGGGTGTTTTCAGAGAACCAGATCAGGACAAGTAATTATATCCCGGTTAATACTTATGGATGGCAGCTAGCAACCGGAATAAGAAAGATCCGGGTTAACATCGGTGAGTACTACGGGGCCACGCCTACATATCATGCGGGGTCTAATATTGACTATATCATCTGGAACGGCATGGTTCAGTTCCTGGACTTCCCTTCGTACGATATGGACAACTTTGTGTACGACAGCTCTTTTAACTTCAAATACTTTGCCGGGGTTGTAAACGATACGACATTTACCGATCGTAGTAATTACCTGTATGTACTCACCTCTCAAGCGGGGGACTTATCGGCCTTAAAGATTATCACTTATACTTCCGCAGGAGCGGTAATAGGCACCAGTTTTATACCTAATCCTTTTGTCGCTTCAACGAATTACCAGCAAAAATACTTATGTATCGACGTTGGGCATAAGGGTCTTTTAAACATCCCTATTGGACTGACAACAGGATTTTACCCTATAATCTCAGCCGCAACTGCCTACTATGAAATTTACGATGACACCAACGGAGGATTGATTAAAACAATAACCATTGGTTGTAGTCCAAGATTTGAGGTTTTGACAGTTCATTACCTGGCTGACAACGGGGCGTTTTTATCAGTGAATTTCGAGAAAGTATGGGAAAAGAACCACGACAAAACAGTATCAAGTTATAGTCAAAACCCCAATGACATAGACCCTGTAAGCGGACTTTACGGGTATGATTATGGAGTGAGCGTGGACAAGCAACTATCCGTTTCCAGGCAAACAAAGCTCAGCTTAAAAACTGATTGGCTTAGCGACGCGCAGATAGCTCAGTATCGCGAGTGCTATGATTCTCCCGTGTGTTTCCTTGACCGGGGGTCGTCTTTAGGATACGCTTCGATCAAGTCAATAACCAACAGCTATAGGGATATTCCTCATTACGCTGATAAACTGGTAAGGCTTGAAATGGACTTCAATTTTACTCATCAAAATTTCAGGCAACGGACATGATTTCAAAACTGATTGTTGAAGGCGTGGAATTTGGGTTTACCTCTTTACTTCCTATATCTACCAATTTCGCAGTAGCGGACATAAGGGAACCCGACAAGAGAAACGCCACCTTCACAAAAACCGTTTCTGTTCCTGGTACTCAGGAAGTAATATCTTTTTTTGAATATGCCTTTGAGGTTAACGTCAAATCCAGCTCATTCAATCCTAATGTTAAAGCGGAAGCGATCTATACTGTTAACGAGATCGTTGTGTTTAACGGAGCGTTACAATTACTAAACATCAGTTCTAAGTTTAACGGAACCTATCTCGAGCATACTTTTAACTGTTCTATTGTCGGAGAGGTAGGAAGTATTTTCGTTGACATAGCGAATAAATTCCTAACCGACATAGACTTTTCAGATCTGGACCACATCTTAACCGTAGCAAGCACTTCCAATCCGCTAGCGGACGCAAAATTTAACCCTACGCTCGGGACAGGGTATTGCTATCCATATATAGACTACGGGTTAGATGGAGGCAACGGGTTCAACTGGTATTTTGAACATTTAAAGCCGGCTATTTTTGAAAAGGAGTATTTAGATAGGATTTTCGCCGCCGCTGGTTATACCTATACTTCAAGCTTTTTAAACTCTTCGTACTACAAACACTTGATTATCCCTGATGTAAACGAGGGGGCTTTACAGCTATCGGCATCACAAATAAACAACGCTCAGTTTTACGCCGGCAGGACAACTACCCAGACAAACAACGTAGCGGGTACTTTCTCGGGGTCATGGAGATACGGGACGTCTATAACAAACATGGCCTTTCCGGTTCAGATCAACGACGATTCTAGTGCGCCGTTTGGAGATCCTGGGGGGAATTATAACACGGGGACCTTTGTATTCACTGCCCCAATAAACGGATGGTACATGATAGTTTTTGAAATGAACTTCACGCTGAACTATAACCTGCCAGCTACAGGGGTGACGGTTCAGGGTAGCCAAATACTTGCTTTTATTATTGAAGTTTCTACGGATGGCGGTGTCACATGGTCAAACGCCTCCTTTAATACTTTTGTTATCAATGTTCCCTTGGGGCCCCCAAGTGTAACCAATGTAAGAACCGTTCAGGTTCCGGGATCTTATTATCCCGCCGGTATACAATTTAGGACCAGGGTTAGAAATAACGGGGTTAGTGGAATAACGATTCGTGACGGCGGCGGCACTCCTGTCACTGCCGGAACAAGTTCGCTGGATTTTGTAACTAATCCTGGCACTAAGTTTTACGACGTGCTTCCACAGCCTAATTTGACCTATGGTAATACAGTGATGATGAACAACACTGTGCCTAAGCAGATTAAACAGGTTGACTTCTTGATGTCGATTATCAAGGCTGAGAACCTTTACATCGAAGTAGACAAAACCAATCCTAAAAATTACATCATTGAGCCCAGGGAGGATTTTATACAATATACTAATCCTTTGATTTGGACCAAAAAGAGAAACGTTGAAGTTGACAGAGTAGTTACTCCAATGGGCGACCTTGATTTTAAAAAGCTAACATACACCTACAAATCAGACAAGGACGCTTACAACGCAGCTTATGAGGATGAGTTTAAAGAAGTTTACGGTAACAAAAGGGTAGACGTTACTAACGATTTCACAAAGTCTGAAAAAACAATCGATCTTATCTTCTCCCCTACACCAGGAGCTTCGATTCAAACAGACATTGTAGCTCCACGATTGTATAAGATCGACGGCGTTGTTAAACCATTACAATGCAACATACGAAGATTGTATTGGGGAGGCCTTAAGAACTGCAACACGCATAATTTATCGGTTAACGGGACTTTCGTTTCTGTAAGCCAATACCCTTACACGGGACATGTAGACGACCCGGCATTGCCAACGATCGATCTTTGTTTTGATAACCCAAAGAAGATTTATTGGGTGCTGCCCTCACAGGTGTACACAAACAACAACTTATTTGGAAGGGCATACTCAAAATACATCCAGGAGATTACCGACCGCGACAGCAAGATAATAAAGGCTAATTACTTCCTGGACGAGCAGGACATATCAAGCTTTTCATTCAGGAAGATAGTTTTTGACGACAACGCTTATTATTTCGTGAATAAGATTTTAAACTACGACCCTCAGGTCAGGAAGACGGTAGAGGTCGAACTCCTAAAGCTTAAGAAAGGAGTAACGTTTGCTCCGTTCAATTACCCCCCTAATAACCCTCCGGTTGGAAGTAATACCAATCTTATTTTAACGCAATCGAACGGGTTTAATAACGATGGTAATTACGCATCTACTCAAAGCCTGGCCGTGGGAACTAATTCGTTTGCTTATGGGCTTGATACATTTGTTGCGGGAAGAGGCGCAAGTACAGGGTACGGGGTAGAAGACGTTCAGGTTTTAGGCTATACCGGCTCGGTGGATTCTACAATGAACAACCGGTTTATAGCTCGGAACAGTGCTTTGGTGGTGAGTGATGAGGGAATAAACACAATGAAGATTGCCAGGGATCACGAGTACACTGCGAACTTCACAATGACCACGGGTAAAAAGCTATACCTGGTAGACGCCACAACTGGAAATATAACCGTTACCCTCCCTGATGAGGCCCAGGATAATCAGGAATATATTTTAATACGAGTGGATTCATCCGCTTTTAATGTAACCGTGCAAGGATTCTCCGGATCTGAGCTGATACAAAGCAACGGGGTAAGCGCCACAACAGACTTAGTTACAGGGTATACAACAAGAAGATATTTAACAAACTACGCAAAATGGTATTACTAGACATTGAACAAGGCTTGAGCGACCTGCTTGACCTAATAGAGCTTTATAAAAATAACGAAGTATTAAGAGAAATGATCGATGGCAGATGATAGCATAATTCTTAAGGTCGAAATTAACGGCGTTGAGAAAGAAATAAAAAACATAAAAGAATTAAGGACCGCAAGAAAACAATTGCAGGATGAGTTTATTGCCGGTAACCACGAAGCTGCCAAAAGTATCGGAGAATTAGATAAAAAGCTTGAGGATTTAGGCAAAGCAACTAATACGTTTAGATCATCAGGAGTTGAGAACTTAACATCTTCGTTTAGCATTTTTAAAGAAGGTTTTGAAAAGTTTGACATAGAAAAAATCAAAACGGGTTTTAAGGGGCTTGGAGCGGCTATGTCAGCCATTCCGATCTTCCTTTTAATCGAAGGCATTAAATTACTGATTGAAAATTTTGACGTTGTTATTGATGTGGCCAAGAACTTCCTTGGGATCACTAACGATAACGAGGTAGCTGTTCAAAGGCTAATATCGGCTATAGATAGGGAGAGCGAAGCTTTAAAAAACTTCCAGGCAGTTTCAGACGCGGCTACAACCACCGAGCTATTAAATGCAAAAAGAAGAGGGGCATCGGAGGAAGAGTTAACAAACATCACCGTAGCCGGGTATCAAAGGCGAATTAAAGAAGCGAAAGCCAATTTAGAATTTCAAACTGATGCATACAACCGTCTTTTAAAATTAAGCAATGCCAGCGCCGAAGAGATAAAAAAAGCCGGTGAGGCCCAGCTTTCTGCCAACGCCACGGTCAAAAAGCTTACATCCGACCTGAACAACTTTAAAATACAATCCCAAATAGATACTGATAAGAGGGCTGAGGAAGAGGATAAGAAAGCTACGGATAAATACAAGCAGGAGCTTGAAAAAAGAAAGCAGGCAAAAGAGCAGGCTGATAAAGAATTTAACACGCTACTCTCCCAAAGCCTGGCAGATGAGCAGGCGGCTTTGGATGCAGAAGCAAAAGCCATAGACGATCGGCAAAAAATAAGGGATGCGCAAAGGTTAGCCGGACTTAAATTGCTGGCCGATCAGGAGAAAGAGTTAAGAGATCAGGCGGTAGCCGATGCTGAAAAAGCAGCTAGTGACGACCTGGCTTTAGCTCAAAAAGTGTCTGACGGTAAGAAACAGTTACGACAGGATGAGTATAACGCAAGCAAGAACCTTAGCGACTTGTTTTTTCAGATACAATTAAACAATGCCCTTGGGAATTCAAAACGAGAAACCGAGATCAGGAAAAGGCAGTTTGTTGTAGAGAAATCTTTTAAGGTGGCGCAAATAACTATGGACGGAATACAAGGAAGCGTAAAGGCGTACGCTATGAACCCACTTCCTTCGCCAATTGGCATAACCTCGGCGATACTACAGGGCGTAGCCGCCGCCGCCGCCGCCGCTAAAGTACTGTCTACTAAATTCGATGCCGGTTCTCCTTCGGCTCCTGGATCTTCTACGATACCAACAGGAAACATCCCAGATGCACCGCCCCCGCCTCAGTTTTCAACCCCTAATGCGGGATCTTCAACCACATTAACTCAACCTGCTCCCGTCAAAGCTTACGTAGTAGAAACTGAAATAACCGGGAAGCAGGAAGTGATACAAAAGATAGAAAGGCAAAGCCATTTTTAAGCCAAACGCTAATTTTTTGGATATAGGTATGTGCAGCCTATTGTAACTAAAAAATTAGTTTTAAGCGATTCAGATACCGGCGTAAAGTCTATGGCCTTCGTAGACGCTCCGGCAATAATGGTTAACTGGTTCGCTTTTTCAGAGCAAAAGGTAATATCCTTCGCTGTTCAAAACGAAGATCAGCGGATTGTTTTCGGTCCGGCGCTTATACCAAACCTTCCTATTCCACGCATCGACGAGTTCGGAAATCAGTTCATTGTTTACATGGACGATCAAACAATCCAGGAGGTGGCCTTAAGATACATGCAGCAAGGCCGACAAAACTCGGCAAATGAAATGCACGACCCAACAAAAACCGTTTCAGGGGTAACAATATTCGAAAGCTTTATTACAAACAAAGACAGATCAAACCCTCCCGTGGGTTTTGAAAGCCTGCCTTTAGGCACCTGGTTTATTTCAGCCAAAGTGAACAACGATGAGCTATGGGCTAAGATAAAATCAGGCGAGTTTAAGGGCTTTTCAATCGAAGGTTTTTTCGAACACGAACCGGCGCCAACCTTAGACTATCAACAGGTTGAAGCAATTACAGAAAGTATTTTAAGCCAAAGTTAAAATTATTGGATATAAGGGTATGAGCATTAAAGATAAAACCGGTTTCCTGGCAGCGATGAACGAGATTATTCCCGTAGCGCTTCGCGAGAAATTAAAAGCCTTGATTACAAAGTTTGACGCCGCGCCTCCTGTTAACGTGGACAAAACCATGAAAACAAAAGACGGGGCAATGACTATTTCGGTGGCCGGTGAGCCTGTTGCTGGAGCCGCGGTGATGGATATTACTTCTGGCGCTCCTATAGCGTTGGTAGACGGAACATACGAATTAGAAGACGGTTCAAGTATCACGGTAGCTAGCGGAGTAATTACTGCCGTTACACCAGCCGCCACTCCTGCTATTGATCCAGGCTTGGATATGGGGGCTAAGTTCTCTGCTCAGTTTGCCGCTCAGGCTACCGAGTTGGCAGCTGTAGCGACTTCTTTAAAAGAAATCAAAGCCGAAAACAAAGAGCTTAAACAGTCAATCGCAGACATCACAGAGCTTAATAAATATCTGGTTGAGTTCGTGAAGACCGCCATCGATACACCGGTAAAAGACGAACCTGTAAGAAAAGAATTACCTAAACCCTGGGACCAAATGAGCGGCAGAGAAAAAGCAGCTTGGAAAAGAGAGAATCCAATTAAATAAGACATGGCAAAATACAAATTCACCGACAAAGTACCTTTTTATAAGGTAGAGAAATTCAGCAACGACCCGGAAAAACCAGGCTTTGTGATTGGCTTTGAACCGAAACAAGGCGTTCAGGCATTCGGGCCTCAAACAGGATTGATCTATGAAGATCAGCTGACCGATGCGATTGTAGACTTCCTGAGTTCAAAAACGGACGGAACACCCGACAACAAGCCCATGTATGCTGGGTGGTTCGAAAAAGCATCAGAATCAAAAAAGTAAAAAATTAAACTCTCAATAAAATGGCAATTTCGTACACACCGGTAGACATAAGGGGTAAAGCCTTCCCGGAAGTAATTGAAGAACTATTATTCGGCACCAAGACCCTTGACCAGGAATTGGTAACATTTGAAGATGATGTGAAAGCAAATACCATCTTTACCGAATCTTCGGCGACTGTGGCAATGCAGGCTTACACTTCTGGTGTGCCTACATCCTCTGGAACCTTAACCTCGTTCGATACTTTGGTAACGCCTATTAAGGTGATGTTCTACCAGGAGTACGACATGAACACTATTCGTTCATCACGGTTCAACCAGGACATGAAAATAGGCGCATGGAATACAGATTCCAATCTGTACATGCAGACAGTTATCGACCTGTATAACCGCAAGTGTGCCGCTACCACAGAAGCAAAATGGTGGAATAACATCACCTCCGCAACTCAAACAGCGATTGCCGCTTTAACGCCGGGCGCTGGTCAGGGTTCTGTTGGCGCAGCTGAGCAAACTTACGCAGCGTCATTGACCGCCGGTCAGTTTAACGGTGTAGTAACCTACATGATTTACAACGCGTCAAACGCAGCTGCTACGGCAGGCGTAGGAGGCCGTATCAAAGTAGCAGGTACTACTATTTCTGCAACAAATATTAAAACTGAGTACGACAAAGTTTATGCCGCAATTCCTTCACTGGTTCTGAATCAGACCGACGAGCCGCCAATGTTTTACGTGCCGTACTCGCACATGCAGTATATCAACCAGTTCAATAACGTGGCCACAAACTACAAGGATGTGTTTATCACTACCGACCTTGGCAAGCCAACACAAAAGGTGTTCTTCTACGGCTTACAGGTGAACTTCGTGCCGCTGCCTGAGAACTGTATTATCGCAGCTCGTAAATCTCACATCTGCTGGATCACTGATAAGTTTGACGACTTATCATACATCCTGACCGACAAAGCGTACTTAAACGCTGATATTAAATTCATCAAACAGGTGTTCACCATTTTTGCACACGTGATGAACCAGGCCTATAATGTGCTTTATCTCGGATAATGGCTTGCGCGCTAACATCGAATTTTACCTATCAGGGCTGTAAAGGCGCTCCGGGCGGATTGACCTCTGTGTATTTTACAGAGATCGCGAACCTGAATACGGCGACAATAGCCGCCGGTGTAATAACAGCCATGACGCTTAAAACCGGAAAGCTATTCAGGGAGTACGACCTTACTAATGAGTTGAGTTTCTTTTCAGACGACTTCGCTTATTCAAAGGAAAACGGCTCACTGGTTTACACGCCAACGTTAAGCATTACGCTTTTGTCCATGCTGACCACTCTGCGCCAGGAGATTAAATTACTTGCTCAAAACACGCTGGTAATAATCACCAAGGATAATTCAGACACGCCGGTTTACCGGGTGCTGGGTTACTACAGGGGAATGGATGCGATCACCGGAACCGCTGGATCTGGAACCGCTATGGCTGATGGACAAAAGCAGGTTGTCACTTTTGAAGGCAAGGAAAACGGCCCGGCTTTAGAGCTGACCTCTTCCCTGATCGCATCGTTAATAGTGGCAGCGCCTTAAAAATATTTCTTTGTTCTCTGGGTTAAGAAGCCATCTAATTTATTTGGATGGCTTTTTTTAAAAATGACAATAAATAAGAATGCGATAAATGATATAGTGGTAACCGTCACAGAAAAGACGACCATTGATAATCCTATTTATTTATTCGAGTTCTTCAATAAGGAAACGAAGGATTTTTCGTACTGCATTTCAGAGAACACAAGCACCCAGGATAGGTACGATTCATTTTCGATAGAAGACACTAATACGCCCGACCCTTTGATGGGCCAGGTTAATTTAACCACCGGTGAATACAGGTATAAGATCTACCAACAAACCAGCTCAACAAATTTAGACCCGGACAATACCACGCCCGCTGAATTTACCGATTGGGTAGAGCAGGGCGTTTTAGACGTTTTCGGAACAGAAACCAGCCCTTCGCAATACGAAGGAGCTACAACAAATACCGCTTATGGCTCGTAAAGTAGCAAGGCTCACAACCTTTAAATCTGATCACCAGTTGGTCGTTCGCAAGGATGTGAACCGCAATATCTTGCTTTATGGGAAGGATAATAAATACCCTGGTTATCTTCTTAAACTTTACAAGGAGCAACCCACACACGGGTCGATAGTAAACGGCAAAGCAATGTACCTGGCCGGGCTTGGTTTAAAACCTAAGTCTGAAAACCCACAGGCTCAGGCCTGGCTTGATCGGGCTAATCCTTCTGAATCCTGGTACGATATTTCATTAAAGATCAACAAAGACAAGCCATTATACGGGGCCTTTGCTATACGTGTAGTACCTAATGTCATTGGTGTTCCGCTGTGGTATTTCCACATGGACTGGGGCAAGCTGAGGATTTCTGACTGCGGCACTGAGGTTAAGCATTCGGATAACTGGGACGACAGAAACTGCCAGGTAGACACTTACCCTATTTGGTACCCAGGATGCAAGGAGTGTTCTGTTTATATATTCAGGACCTATAATCCTTCTGTTAAGAAAATCGAAGCAGAATACCCTGCCACAGAATACGAGGCTGCTATTATGGATATTGACACCGAGGTAAGGGTGTCAAATTTCTTTAACTCGCTTGTTATTAACGGCTTCTCAGCCGCGACAGTGATAACTATTTACGGAGGCAAACCAGAAACCCAGCAGGAAGAAGACGAGGTCGTTAACTCTATTATGGGCCGGCACGAAGGCGACGAGAAAGCCGGTAGGACCGCTATTATCTGGGCGGATAAAAAAGACGACGGAGGGGCAGACATTCAAACGGTTGACGCTACAGATCTTGATAAGCAATTCCAAGAAGTGTCTAAAAGGAATGCAAAGAATATCTATGCCGCCCACGCAGCTCCGGCAGAACTCTTCGCATACATTTCTGATGTATCAACAGTATTTGATGTAACGCACATTGTAGAGCAAAGCGAGTTATTTATGAACTCTTATGTGATCCCAAAGCAAAAAGAAGAGCTTAAAATGATCTCTCTTTTTTATGAGCTAAGGACCGGCCAGAAAGAAGAGTTTATAAAGGAGCAGTTTGAACCCATCGGGCTTGACCTTCCTTTAGAAAAACAGCCTGTGGTTGACGCATTAAACGGGCGGGACCCGAATATTATCTTAAACTACCTGGATAAGAAATACAAACTAAATCTGCCAAAAACAGATAGTCCAAATGGTCAAATAGTAGCACCGGTTCAGCAGGTTAACGATCACCTAAAAAACCTAACAGCTCAACAATCAATGGCTATTGACCGCGTGGTGAGGAAGTATAAAAAGGGCACTTACTCAGAAGCGCAGGCCACTATTTTACTAAAAAGCTACGGCCTTACCGATGAAGAAATTAAGCAATTTTTAGAAATTGTTCCTACGGCCGTTCCGATACAGCAAAGGATTCAAATGTCAAGGAGTGAAAAGTTTTTTGAACTATTTGATAAATACGCCCATGACATTCAGGACGATGAGCTTTTGGAAACCAAATTTATCGGCATGGAGCAGCTTCGGTCTTATTCGTTTGCCGGAGAAGACGAAATAAGAAACTCCGTTCTTAACCAGGTAAAAGGCAACCCGGATGCAAGCGAAGAAAAAATAGCCGGAATCCTTGGGGTGAGTAAAGCTGTTGTTGTTTCTGCTCTCGCCTGGTTATTGACCAAGGGATTGATTGAGAAAACCGGTAGTAATTTATTTCCAACGGTAAAAGGAATCAATAAAGATGCCCAGGTAACGGAGGTTTATACTGAATATACATACGGCAAAAGACCGGACGTTGAAGGTCCTGCGATCATCCCAACCACCCGTGATTTCTGCCGGCAGATGCTGAGCAGGCATGGATATGGGAAAAAAGCTTTGACGTTTGAAGCGATAGATTCTATGACCAACGAATTCGGCGAGGATGTATGGAGCTATCGGGGCGGCTGGTATGGTAACGAGCCTTGGTGTCGCCACGTATGGATTGCACAAACTAAAGTAAGGAGGAAATAATGCAGCTGTTACTATCTCAAAAATACCTAAAGGATAATTCTTTAATCACGGATAACGTTGATTTTGAATTATTGACACCTGTTATTATTGCCACTCAACGGCTTAAGATAAAGCCTATTCTCGGGTCGAATCTTTACGACAGAGTTCTATCTGAATCGACGCCTGTTAACGGCGCTTATCCTAATTTAAGTGACGCCATAAGAACGCTATGTGACGATTATATTCTACCCGCAATGGTTTGGTTTGTTCAGGCGGATAGCATTCTGCCTTTGAAATTCAGATTAATGAATAAGGGCCTGATGGAAAAAAGCGGGGAAAACAGCCAGCCGGTTACTACTGACGACGCGCTTATGTTTGAGCAAAGGTGTTTAAATAAAGCGCAGAACTTCGCCAGGGACACCGAAAAATACATTCAGGCCAATCCTTCGCTATACCCGGAGTACTTTAATAACACAGGTATAGACAAGACGTTTCCAGACCGAAAACCTTTTAAATCACCATTCTATACTTCGGGCCCAAGGCCTGGGTATAAAGACTATTCCAACTTAGTTAACCCTAAAGACAACCCGCAATGGCCAGATTAAAAAAACTAAAAGACGAAAAGAAATTTAAAAAAGCCTACAAACTTGACCTTAAATCAAATACTAAACCACATCCAGCGGTTCCAGCAGAGCCACCGACAGTTAAAGGCGTTCTTTAACGATCTGCTTTCGGAGTACGCTACTGGGAAAGGAGGGCTTTACCCAGTTCTTACATGTACGGTTTTGCCGTCACCGTTCAGTGAAGGTAAGGAGGTGTTTACGTTTGAGTTTGGGGTTTTTGATAAAATGAACCTTGACTGGTCAAATGAAATAGAGGTTTTGAGTGACACCAGGTTAATATGTTTAGATCTACTGGCGTTCATTAAAAACAACCCGGATTTCAAAAAACTGAGCCTTGAACTACCGGTTACGCTCGAGCCTCACACGGAACAGTTCGACGACGCGGTTACGGGCCATTTTATGACCGTCAATTTGTATCAGCCTACGTTCCTGGATTTCTGCGGGTTGCCTATCTCACAAGATGAAGTGGCCTACTCAACAGAAGATGGAGAAGACTTTATAACAGAAGATGGAAAAACTTTAATACTTAGCTAAAATGTCAAAAAAATACACAGCGCTTCCGGATGCCGGAACTATCACGGGCGCAGAAATATTCGCGGTAGTACAAAGCGGCAGCAGTGTTAAAACCACCGTAACTGCCGTTTCCAACTTCGCTTTAAACCAGGTGGACAGCGCTTTTGTTATTACTGCCCTTGGATATACGCCTTATAACAGTACCAACCCGTCGGGATACATCACTGGGATAAATAGCGGCATGGTTACCACAGCGCTAGGATTCACCCCTTATAACGCCACAAATCCAAGCGGATACATTACAAGCGCAGCCCTTACGGGGTATGCTACGCAGTCTTATGTAAACTCTCAAGGGTTTTTAACGAACGCTACAGGGCTTGTTTCAGCCGGCACAAACGTTTCTTTAACAGGAACCGGAACAGCTGTTGACCCTTATGTCATTTCAGCTTCGGGTGGAGGCGGTGGAGGTTCTTTGCCGGCAAGCGAAATTGGCTACGGAAACGGGACCACGATCGTAAGCAGCGCCAAGTTTACTAGGAACTCCACTACTGGATTGGTGAGCATTGGAAACTCCGTGGCTGATCTTGGGACTTACAGAACGGACATAGACACCATGTTAACTATCGGCCGCTCTACAGATCCAACAGCAAACACAAATGCGCACGGCATGTCAGATGGAAGCTATTTTAAAAAGAACTTTAATTCCCTGGCGTATGCTTCCTGGACAGGAAATGTTACATATTTAGGGACTGTGGCATACGATCACTACGCCGGGTACCAAACCGCTTTAGTACTTGGAGATACTTGTACTTTGGGCTCAGCTTATGGACTTACACACAATGTATCAGTGGGAGCCGGAACCTCATTAACTTCAAAGTTCGACGTTTACGTAACGGACGGAACCGGCTCGGGAACGATTACCGATCAAATCGGCCTGCAAGTAAACACACTCACTAAGGGCTCTGGCAAGAATTACGCGATTAACGTTCAATCGAATGATTCTAATTTCGGCGGGAATATCCGTATGACTACCTCCGGAAGTTCTACCGGCAGCTTAACGCCTGCTCTGAATTTCTACCACGCCAACACTTATAAAACCTCTTACGCGGTAGGTAAATTGAACGCAAACAGCTCATCATTTCAAGTATATGTGGCAGGAGCGTCCCTTGTGGCAAATAAACTTATATGGGAACTTAACGGGGATGATCTTTCAAACACCGGCTCAGGCTCAAGCACGGCCACACTAAACGGAACATTTCAGTTTACAGATGTAACCAACACGAATCCGCAAAACGGCCAGATCTGGTTTGAGGGTGGAGTATTTAAAAAACGCCAGGGCGGCACAACAACCAACTTATAATGAACACACTTCAAAGATTATTCATCGAAAAGCACCAGGATTTCATTGACAAGGTTATTGAAACGGGCGAAATCGAACACAACGAAAAAGACCTGGCAGAGGTTCTTTATCACATCAATACTGAGTTGGGAGGAAAAGAAATCCCCGACGATAAAGTTTACGTAAAAACCGATAAGCCACACTTTAAAGGCGAACAGGTTCTATCAGATGAAACCGGACGGTATATTTTGGCCAAGAATCCCAAGGCACTCAAGGCAGCATTTAAACTAATCTTAAAAAACAAATAATGGCAAAAAAGGAAACGGCAGAGGAGGCGGCTGTAAAGGTTTTACAAGCTGCGCAAGAAAAAAAGCTCAAGGCGGCTACAGAAGAATTTAACACTTTTCTTTCAGCATGGTCACAGAAACACGGGACCGCGCTTTTGGTGAGCGGAATTTTTACTGGTAATCGGGCTGAGCCCCATATAACTGTGGTTATGAAATGAAAACACTTGCCTTATTCATAGCAATAACCTTTACGATGTTGAAGGTCGGTTTAAAGGTTTCGCCGCTTCTGATCGTGTCCAAGGGCTCGGCTCAGCAGTATATGTTCGGCACGAACGTTTCTGATACTTCGGCAGGGTTTTACGAAACCAATAGCCCGACCAGCATTCATCCTAACCGTAGGTACATGATGCTTTTTAATAAAAGGCAAATGAATATCCGGGCAAAAAGAATGATGTGGGACAGCCTTAAAGCAGGCAATACTTCTATAAGTTCAAATGCAAAGTTTACCTATATCGACGCGGTAACCGGTGAGCAAATGGTATGTAAAATGGACAGTCTGAATAAATGGATTGCCGGAAACGTAACTATTCCTTTAAGCCACGTAAGCGGAACAAGCGCAGTGTCTGCGTCTATAACGGCGGCAGGATCAGCGACGGTTACGCGTAGTGGCCAGAGTTTTACCGTCAACACCCCTGTTTTTTCGCAATCGGTTCAGCCCGTTTCACTTTCATTATCGGGCCAGTCTTTGTCAGCAGGGACTAATACGATTGTTATTTCAACCCAAACTACAGGCATAGTTTCAAACATCACGCCTACCGTAACGGGGTTAACTGGAATGTCGGTTACTACTTCGGGTGAAAGTTACTCGCTTACTAACACCCTACCTGATAGAACGGTGACCATTGCGGGAACGGGTATTAACGTAACAAGTTCTTATCCCGGGTTTACTTTAGCGCTTCCGACAAGGACAGTGGCAAGTGTTACGCGATCTTTAAACGTGGCTTTTCAGGTGTCGGTAAGTAGTGACTATAACGTTAACTACTCAATAAATTTGTCGGTTACAAGCATTCTTTTGGGTACAAACGCCGGTACCGTGTCTTTGCAAATATCCCCCACATCGGGAGGGACTTATACTATCATTTCACAGTCTAGCATGTCGGCTGGGGGAGTAGCGGCTACGTTTGCGAACACTCAAACAATCGGCGGATTTATCCCCGCCGGATACTACGTTAAAATGGTAACTGCCCAGGTAGGAGCCAATGGGGCAACTTTTACATATCAATCAGGACAAGAAAACTCTTATTAAGATGAATCCAACAAAATCACAGCTTTTAGTAGCTATCGCAGATGAAGTAAATTCCGTAGTATCAAACAACGGAGAAATGAGCGATTCCCAATGCAAGGACGCTTACAACGCTGTTTTAGCAGCAATTAAAACCGTGGACCCGGTTAAGGGTACCCCAACCGTAAAGTATTGAAAAGACTAATCCTTATATTATTAGCCTGTATTCTTTACCCGGTAAGTTACGGAATATGTGACTGGTTTTACTATTACCATATAAACGAATGGACGTTATTACGGCAATGGCTTTATTCTGCGAATATCGGGCTAATAGGGGCCGTTCTTTTCTTTGAGCCTGGCAAGTATGAACGCATGGTTAAAGTCCTCGCCAAGGGTCTTGTAATAGGGTTTATTATTCCAAACCTGGCAGATAGGTTAATTGGCGTTTACGGGTTTCATTGGTACGATCTTGTATTTTGGGCCTTGGCCGTTTACTCAGCGTTAAAAGACGCTTATCCCAACGTTCATAAACGAATCGCCTTGCTATTTATTAACGAGAAAATATACAATTATCTATGCCGCCTGATGAAATAAGAAAGCTAGAATATAAGCTTGATCGTGTACTGTTTCTTTTAAACGACGACGACGGAACTAAACGGCAAGGCTTGGTTTCTGAGGTTGCTGACCTTAAGACGGCCTTCTATTCGTTCTTAAAACAGTACAATATCGACCAGGCTGTGAAGCGTGGAAGGAATGCCGCGTTTACGGTTATGTTTGGATTCTTCGGAACCTTATTGGCGTTCTTTGCCAAATTTTTATACCTAATACTTTTTAAATGAAAGTAACAAGAATTGACCAAGCAGGAATAGACCTAATTACTCAGTTTGAAGGATTTAGGGCTAATCCTTATTTATGCCCAGCCGGAGTTCCCACGATCGGTTATGGGACCACCAGGTATTACAATGGAATTAAAGTAAGCCTTAGCGATCTTCCTATTACCAAGGAAAAAGCTATAGAGTACCTTATGAATGATGTTCGCCAGTTTGAACTCGCCGTCGATGCTATGGCCACAGATCTGCTCACTCAGAACCAATTAAACGCCCTGGTGAGCTTTGCTTATAACCTGGGAGCAAATGCTTTAAAAGGCTCAACGCTTCTTAAAAAAGTAAACCTGAACCCGAATGATAAAGCGATAGAATTTGAGTTTTTGAAATGGGTGTATGCTGATGGTCAGAAGTTAGAAGGGCTTGTTAAACGTAGAAAGGCGGAAGCCGAATTGTATTTTAAATGAAAAAAAACTGGCTTATAGAAAACGTTGCGGTATTGATTGACTTGATAATTATTTTGGTTTGGGCAGGCCTTACCTGCTACATAACTGGAAAGTTCCTGGGGATTATAAAGTCCCAGCAGGGAGTAGATTTTAGCGGTATTCTCGGTATTTACGCTGGGGTGACTGGCCTGGCCACTCAAATAGTAAGTTTCCACAGGGGCAGTTCCAAGGGCTCAGAAGATAAGAGTAAGCAGATCGACTCGCTAATGTCAAAACCGTCGACTATTGGGAATATTGAGAACGTAGATATTAACCAGAAACCATGAGTAAGCCAGATAACGATTTTAAAATTGATCCAGAAAAAATAATCATTGTCCCTCCAATAATTATAAAAGAAGGGTGCGGAATTGGGTTTTTACCTGTAATTTTAGTGTTAGCATTAATCGCTATTTTATTTTCCTGCAAATCCCATAAAGATTTATCCAAGGAATCCACAGAAATAGCCTTAACGCAAACGATAACCGAGCAGGTTGATACTACCATCAAGACCAAAGAAGTAACAGCAGAAGCCTCAAAAGAGCTTGAAAAGCTCATTGAAGGGGACAGCGCTTTTACTGATACTCCAGAATTAACAATTACCACAAAGATCGTAAAAGGAAGGGTTAAGACTATAGCCAAGAAAAAAGCCCAGGAAATCCCGGTGAAGATCAATAAAACTACGGTTACCCACTTTAAGCAGGCAGTTCATAAAAAGGAGGTTCATAAGGAAGTTAAGCCCTGTTTGGCTTGGCTTTGGTGGCTGCTTTTAATACCGGCTTTTTTAATTTGGAGGTTCAGGCGTGATATTTTCCATATCCCTTAATCGCTTGCAATTTAAGCCTTTCATTTTCGCGGACCAGGTTTTTAACAGCGTCTACGACGTTTTCGCCTAATTCTAGCTTTAGCGCTTGCCTGATCTCTACCAGGGTTTCAGAATAAGCCTCAATGGTTTCTTTCCTTGCATTTTTTCGCGCCTTGCGCTCTTTAAAATATTCAAATAGTTTTTTCATGCATCAAAGGTAGATACTCAGTCTTTATTGTATATCCCCAAAAACGCTATTTTTTATCCTAAAAAGTGGGGATCTTTATGGATAAACTAAAGCTGCTCTGCTTTAAATATAATGTTTATCCCCTTTTTATCTGCCATTTTTTCAAAGCATAGCGGGCATATTACCCCAGCTTCACCACCGTTTACTAGATTAAAAAGTTTGTTTTCAGCAAACCATGTTGGATTTTTTCTGCCGCAAGACTGGCATTTTTTATCCCCGTCCGAAGGCTTCCAATTTTTATGTACTTTTTTTGCATTCTCAGCAGCTTCCTGTAGTTGGTCTTTCATGGGTTAACAAGTTCATTATAAATTAAGGTAACTATATACTTATTGATACTAAGCCCATATTTTTCCTTAATACAGGCTTTTTTGTTAATTTTTTCATTCACATATACCGTAAAAACTCATACAGCTATGGTTTCCGTTCGGTTCTTCAAAAATATCATTCTGAGCCTCGTCGCCCTGAACATACTTAACCACATCATCAATGGTCGGATATTTTGAAACTTTACCTGTTTTTTTACTTACCGATGTTTTACTGCAAAACCTTTCAGGTATTTTGCCAACTGTAAAAATGGTATGCCCAGTTTCTTTTTCAAACTCTGATATTTCTTTTATCCGTTCAGGGAACCTGTTAGCTATTTGTTTTATTTCCGATAATTTACACATTATGCAGGGGAAGCATCCTACCCTCCCCATACCCATATAGTAAAGCGGGTTTGGCTTCTGTCCTGCCTGAATAATATAATCAATTGTTTCTTGCGCTGACCAGTTAAAACAAGGTCTTACCACATCATCCGACCATTTACTTCTCCATTCTAACACTTCTTTTTTACGGTAAGTATGATACTTGTAATCCTCTTTTCCTTTTTCCAAACGGTCTTTAGCCTTTTTTAGTTTCTTTCTTTGGCGTTCAGTCAAATTAACTTTTGCACCCAATTGAGAAACTATAATTGAATTGGACATATAGGGCGTATAATAGTATTTGAAATAAGAGCATTGTTCTGACATTTTAGCCCTCGAATCACTTTCATCTGAACGAATCCCCTGAATGATTATAAGGTGTTCGTTATGGCTTAAAACATAGTCAATCATTGGCTTGGTTTTTAGTTCTTCTGTGCAAAATCTTGCACCAGCGGAAGGGAACCGCTTTTTGTGTTTAACCAAATCAATCATTCCGTTTTGATAGGCATTGTTTTTCAAAATCACATTTTTCACGCCCATCTTTTCACAAATTTCTAATTCGTGTTTGTAGGTAACGGGACTTTCCCATTTTGTATCACAAAAAACCGCTTCTATTTTATCTACTCCGTATTTTTTAACAGCCCAAATTAAAGAAGCCTGACTGTCCTTTCCTGCGGAAAATGCTACTAATACCTTCATTTTACAATAACTGTTAGGGCATCGTTAAAATCCACTCCAATAATCCACTCCAAATCCCCGTACAATTCTTTTAGAATTAGCTTTAAACGGATTATCTCCGCATCGGTGAACCGAGTGCTATGTTTTGGGTTTAGCTTGTTACAAAAGGTTCCTAATGGCATAGTCATTTTAAATGCCAATAGACCCTTGTTTAGTTTCCATTTTTCTATTACCTCTTGAAGTGATAAGTTGCTCATAAGTTAAGTGTGTTGCTATATTGTTTAACATTAAATCGAAGCGGTCTGCTTCTGAAAAATTACGGCTGTTGTAACGAAATACAAATTCATCAATGTACTTCTGTAAATGTTTGTTACTCATTGAGTGGTAAATACCAACCGTGCCACGTTTAAGTAATGACCAAAAGCCCTCTAAAGTGTTTGTATGGCTATTTCCGCTTACATACTCACCCTCATTGTGTTTTACTACTCCGTGTTTAAAAGCGGCAGCTAATCCGTTGTAACCCCACCATTCGTCGGTATGAATTGTAGAACCAAAAGCAATATTTTTACAGATGTATGATTTTAAATTGAAGCCTGTTGTATCAGGAACCATCTTAGCTCTTAGTTCGCCACCACGCTCAATAATTCCCGCTACTGGGCTTTTAGTTTTTACCGACCTACCTTGTGTTCCTTCGGTGCGTTTAGATTTGTGTTTGTTTTTTTCCTGACCACCCATAAAGGTTTCATCAGCTTCACAAACACCTGTTAATTTTTCGGTTCCTGTATTTAAGCCCAGCGAAGTGCGAACACGGTGCAATAAAAACCAAGCGGTTTTTTGTGTTACTCCTAAATCCCTGTGTAATTGTAAAGATGAAATACCTTTTTTATGAGAAGTAATAAGGTAGATGGCTGCAAACCATTTCTGTAAAGGGATTTTGCTATCCTCGAAAATTGTACCAACACGAACAGAATAAATGCGCTCACATTTAGCGCACTTGTAACGCTCTTTACATCTGTAAACCTTGTCGTGTCCGCAATCGCTATAAGCACATTTTAACTGCCCGTTCCAACGGATAGTTTCTAAATAATCCTTACAGATTTTTTCGTCTTTAAAATAAGCCATCAGGCTCATTAAGTTGGTGAATTTTTGTAGAGTTACCATTGTTTTAATTTCTTACATCAAAGATAAGTAAATAATTGATATGAATTATTACTAATTTGTTAAAATATCGTATCTTATTGTAATTTAACACTTTTAACATATTTATCTTGTATCAATAAGTATATAGTTACCATTTATTTTTATAGTGTTCAATTACCCTTTCCATTTCTATCTTGTACCAGTCGTCAAAAGACATGGTAGTTTGCTGCTGTTCGTGAACCCTGAATAAAACAGCCCTTAATCTTCTGCTCGGTGACTTTGCTTTGCTCGCGTCCTGAACCTTTTCTTCGTCGATCAAACTGGCTTCAATGTGTGTTATGTTCGTGTCAGACAGTAGAACTTTAATGTACTTTCCCCTGAGTTGGAACAAGTTACCTACTTGAGCAGGATCTATTTCCTGAGTGCCAAGACTGAGCTTTACAGTTCCGTCATTCCTGGTTCCGAGGTTTTCGAGTATAGCGCTAATTATTAGTTTCATTCAGAAGCTTTATAGCAATGGTTGTTTTACCCTCAATCCTTATGGCTTTCTCAATTATTTCCCCGCTTTCTGAATCGGCAGCACCCCCGGTTTGGGCCATTTTCTCCACCCATTTAAGGCGCTCTTTTGCAGCCTGGTAAGCAGCCACTTGAGAATAATCCCATGTAGAAGGGCCGCTCCTTTTCTCAATGATGGCCCCAAAGGCTTTAAATGACTTCTCAGGATACTTTCCGGCCTCGTCTATGGCTAGAGGCTGAATGATGCTTAAAGCGCCCTCAAGCGAATCTTTAAGCCTTTTAAGCTCAATAAAATTCTTTAGGACGTTGATCTCCCCCGCCTGCGCTTTTTCTGCCAGCTCGGCAAAGGATAGGGTTTTTGAATAATCCTGATCTTCTACCAGTTCCAGGGTGTTTCTAATGGCCTCCCATTTTTCCTCGGTGAATGTTACTGTTATCATAATTTCTGTAATTCGGCTTTTAATTCTTTACTTACCTTGTATTTGCCTTCCACATGAGCAACGGTGTATTGTTTGGACTTTACAGCGGCTACTACTTTCTCCCAGGTTTCGGTAGTTTTGGTTTTGGTTTTGTCGGTGTATTTATTCAGCCACTCTTTCAGGTCAGGTTCTTGTTCCTTTGAGGCCGCGTTTCCATCGTCGTCTTCGTCAATCTCAAGCCCTAAAAGCGAGGAAAGGGTGTAGCGCCGGAAGTAGGTAATTTCAGAGCCTTTTTGCTGGGCGTTTAACCCGGGAGTTAACGGAAGACTGCTTTGTAACGCCTCTCCGCTTTCGGTGTCGGTAACAATGGTTAGCACTTCCCCGCCAATTATCGGCTGTGTAAGGGTGCATTTAAGGGCATTTAGGATGCCCTTAACCTCGGCCAGGATATGCGGAAGGCTGGCGTAGGTGTTTTTAAAATGCGGGTTCTGAGCATCCTTTTTAATGACGTCAACCGTGGTTTGAAAGGTTAAGATTTTTGCTTGTATTTTTAGTGTTTCCATTTTTATATTGTTTTTAAATCTGAGTAGTGAAATCTCCAAATCTTTTCCTCACCAAAGAATCGCATGCTTATTATTTTGCCGTCGATTGCTACAATGGTCCCTCGCTTTGATTTTCCGCTTAGTGTGCCATGAGGATTGATCTGACACAAGCCGTTAACTTCAAAGTTCATTATGGATTCAAGTGTTTTCATTTCCTTAACCCATAAGCCTTACAAATAGCATAAGCTATAATATAGGCGGTTATTAGTATTGAGGCTAGGATGGAGTTCATTCTTTCTTTCCGTATTGAAAACAAAGCCTGTTCGCGATATGGTTTACGTCAAGGGTCGTGTTTTCGTTCCCGGTAAACTTGTTGTAAAAGTGGGTTGGAACGATATTAGCCAACGCTTGTAAGAAGTGTGTGGCATTCTCGTCTTCTTCCAGCTCCTTTACATCTATAAAGTTTTCGTTATCTTCATCAAACATGTCCTGTATTGCACCGAGAATTTTAACCGCGTATTCGTCTTGCTTTTCTAATTTCATTATTTCTGATTTTTAAGTTTTTCTTTTGCTTCTTTTACACGCCTGTAATGCGCGGTATTTAGGTGACCAAACGTAGTCCCTTCTTTTTCCAGCCAAAAAGGCTGAGCGGCTTTCCATACCTTTTCACGGTTAATGATCTTGCCTATGTCTATTACTTCTAAGCTCATATTAATTTGCTATTACAGGTTGTTCTTCAATTACTTTGGTTAGTTTGATTAAAGGCGCAGTTTGCTCTTGTAGTGGCCTAAATGATGAAGGCTTCCATCCTTTTCTTACTTTTTTAGGCCATTCAGGAAGTGGTTTTTTACAGGCATCACATCCCCATCCTATTTCACTTGTTCCAATTCGATAATCACCTTTAATAAAAAGAGTATAGCATCCACATGAATCTTTTATAAGATAATCAACCACATGAATGGAGTCTTTAGGCATATTAATGCCTGTTATGTATACTACCTTTTGTCCAGGATAAAACGGTGGTAAATTCATATCACAAATTTTAAGAATACATAAACACCTACTCCCATTACACAAAGCATAAGGGCAGACAGGACTAATAAACACCCGGTTCCGGCTTGGAGGTTTTCAAACTCGCTTTGGTGTCCGACGAAGTGATCTTCTTTATTTAAGGGCTTCCAGTCGTGGGCGTACCCGTTCTTATTTGGCCTTATCATCCTTGTCCCTCCCGTATTTAGCCTTTAGTTTTTCAAAGTATTCTAACTCTCGGCGCTCGTTTTCCATTTTACGTAACTTCTCCTCTTTAATTCGAGCCTCACACTCAGCGTCCGTTTCAAGTCTTGTGCAAATAGCTTTTATTTCGACTGAAAGACTATCATAATAACTACTAGCATCAATATCAATTCTTGTTGCGCCGAGCTTTTCAAGTGCCTCCAAATCCTTTTTCATTTGCTGAAGATCAACGCCGTATTGCCAATCAAAGGGGTAGTTAATTTCAAAATCTCTTTTTTGGTTTTTCATTTTTGGTAGATTTACAAGTGTTTGAACTCAGTTACTAGTTTAGCAAGCTGAACAACCAGGTATACTACACCAGCGGCAGCAGCTATTATTAAAAGCAGGTAAGGCTTCCAGTTCGGGTCCTGGCCCGGAACTCTTTGGAACTTGTTGTTTATTACTGAGTACATTATCGTGTAAATTTTATGAGCCCCCAGAATAACGAAAGTGATTTTTGACGCGACTTTTTAACCTTAGCAGGCTTTTCTATTTCCTGCGGCTTATCAGTCCATTTTTTATAGTATTTTTCGAGTACCCGTCTGCCGTGTATGGGCTCAATTTTGAGCAACGTGCTTTTGTACTTTCCGCGTGCAACACGAATAAATATGCCTGCATCTATACAGCGCTTCATTAATCCGAAGTCCTGCTTATGCCTTTTAAGGACCTTAAAGCAATTTTCTGTATTGTATTTGTTTGAATGAATAAGGCTATTTATCTCAGAAATTGCCTCGGTTGTGATTTGTATTTTTTCCTGGGTTATCATCTGTTTTTGTTTTTAAATTGTTTGAATAAATCGGTTCATTTTACCCACTTCCATTTCCACGAGACTTGCCAGTTGGTCTATCTCTATCCCCGGCATTATATAAATAGGATAGTCTTTTTCATACGGCCAGTATTCAAGGTGAAGGTTTATCTCCCAGCTTGTGCCGAGGATCTTTTTAGCGCTCACTTCTATATTTAAGCCATTGTTAATGAAATGAAGCAGCCCCTCCGTAGCGCCAATAAGCTCCCTCTCGTTAAGGTGGATAATGGCTTTCTTTTCAATTACCGCGCTCATGCCAATACCTCCTTCTGTGTCATGCCCAGCTCTTTGCAGATTACTTCCAAACTATCAGGAAGTGTTAAGGCTTTGGTGTTTAATTGAATCCACCGGCATATTGCCGGGTAGCTTTTACCGGTCTTATCCATTAGTTTTGACACTACCGGACCCTTGTTTTTCCTTAACCGGCTTATAACCGAAGCCTTTAAAGCGCCTTTCTTTTGTGATTTTGCCATGATGTAATTGTTAAATTTTGTGGGAAAATTTGTTTATTTGAAACTTATGTAGTTATATTTGTTCTTAATATTGATATTAATTCCACTATTAATACTAATACTTATACAAATGTAGTTGAAATGTAGTCGGAAAACAACTACATTTGTGTTAAAAAATAAACTTATGGCGTACTGAATTGATTATCAACACAATAAAATATAAACCTAAAACAAAATAAACAATGGACAACCTAGCACCGAAGAGAATTCTTCAATTAAAAGACGAACAAGGTCTGAGTGATCTTGACTTTGCTGGCAAGGCAAAGGTGTCTGTAACTACGCTTTACCGCTTGCAAGCCGCTGCTGACGGGGACGCTAACATAAAAATAAAAGGCAAAACCATTTCAGAAATGGCCCAAAACCTTGGCGCAAATCCTGCCTGGGCGCTAACCGGTAAGGGAAATAAAATGCTTGCGGAATCTGCTAGTAAGGATAGCTGGAAAGACCAGGCGTATGCACAACTAATGGCAACGAATGCCTACCTTCAAAAAAAGGTGGATGATCTCCTGCAAATGCAAGGCCAGCTTATATCTGCACTGCCGGGAAAAAATAAGGCCCTCGTCATACCCAGCTCTTTTGAGCAGGCGGGGGTCCAGCTGAGAAACTAATCAGCTTGGGTTGATGCCCCTCTCCTGATACTGAATACAATACGTTATTCGAGCCCAGGAGAGGGAGCATCAATCACAAGTGAAGGTTTCTTATTTTCAAGCCAAAAGCCCTGCAAACGCGGGGCTTTTGCGTTATCCACCTAGGTGTTTCTACCTACGTAAAAACCCTGACAATTAAATTAATTATTAAATATACCTTGTGGCACCCCACATTGGTGTTTACTTAATCTTAACCAATGAAAAAATTTATTGAAGTCGTGCACGAATACATGGTGTATGACGCGAAAGAAAACAAATACAGCACCGGAACCAAAGAGAAAAAAGCCTATCAATTTAACCACCTTGTGTATTTCTTATACAGTTCTGGTATTCAGAATTTGTGTGCGGACGAAATAAAGGTCCGGCACATGATGCTTTATAAAGAGTGGTTGCGGGATAACACAAGCACTAAATCAAATGAGCATATTTCAAGGCATATTCGATTTTGCTCAAGCGCCATGAATTACGCTGTGTGTATGGACTATGCTGATAGTAACCGTATCATGTCAATGGAATTAAAAAAAGATCCTCCGAAAGAAATTATCTGTCTGGAGCCACACGAAATAATTTTGTTTGAAGGTTACAGATCTGAACGCCTGACTTGGCAGATGGCCGTAGACTTTTATTTGTTCCTGATTTATACAGGGATTAGTTACATGGATTTATGGCTATTCGACGTCACGAAAGAAAAAATGTTTTATAAAAGCAGGATTATAACACTGGAATTAATCACCTGTTTTAACGGACGCGGAAAGAACGGACAGCTATATTGGGCCGAGTTCATTCCAAAGGCCCGTGGAATATGGGAAAAGTATAATCGCGAACTTCCGTTTATACACGACCAGACGTTTAATAATATCATCAAAAAAGTCGCAAAAGAGTTAGGTATAAATAAGAATTTAACCACTCATACAGGCCGAAAAACATTCTGTAATGTTAAAGATGATGAGGGTTATAGCCTGGGATCAATAACAAAAATGGTAGGGAACACCCAGCAAGTTATGCTTAAGCACTACCTTAAAAAAAATAAAAAGAGTTTGCTTCTTGAAATCTTAGAAAAAAAATATAGATGATTTTACTTTTAAAAGATGGGGCCATAGAGCTTCACCAGGGCGCTGAGGTGTTTTACCCGGCCAGCGATAAACACAGTAGGAATATCGTTTCAAGGTCTTTAAAAAGATTCGGCCGGCTTAGTCCTGAAACCGCCATTGAATTGCTCCAAGAAGGTATAAAATGCGACTGCGCTTTCCTTTTTAACGGCCAAGCGCACTTCATGGAATAAAAATTTATCTATCTGATTTTAAGGCTCGTACATTGTGCGGGCCTTTTTTATTTAATAATGTAGTTGAAATGTAGTTGAAATAAGACTATATTTGTAACCAGTTCAACCTGCAAGATGAAATCAAACATTCACACTTAAAATAAAGTTAGCTCCGGGCGGGGCCGCTTCTACTCTTGCAGGTTGCGCGGTTCCCCTGGGGTCTAACCCTTTTTATTATGATAAAAGAGAAAGGTGCAAAAAGAAAACTTGACGATGTTTTTTCAAAATTCATTCGGTTAAGGGATTCCGATGTACACGGGCTAATAACCTGTGTTTCATGTAAGGAAAAGATCCGGCGCGAGGATTCAAATTGCTGTCACTACGCAGATCGTCAGCACATGGCTACCCGATGGGATGAGGAAAATTGCCACGCCGGCTGCATAAAATGTAATTGCTTCAATAAGGGCTTTCATATCCATGAATACGGGAAATTTCTGGATTTCACTTATGGGCCCGGAACAGCTGAAAGATTAATTCAAAAGTCAAAAACAACCGTCCATATTTCATCTGAACAAATGGAAGGTATGGTTAGAATTTACAAACTTAAAATTAAAGAGTATGAAAAAAATTGAAAAGCTAACCGCCGAACAAGAGGCGCAAATGATTTCTTTTCGGGAAGAATGGAGGGCGCACGGCCTCTCAACAGAAGTAGTAGACGTTGAAAAAACAAAAGAATCGATAAGCGAAATGTACCGGCTAATCGGAAAGAAGCCGCCTGTTTTTATTTTCTGCCCATCCTTAGTGTTTGCGAAATTTCAAATCGCATACTCTATGGAGATATTGCCGCTTATCACAAAGGATAAAGAAAAGTTAGAGGACAACCTGGGGGCCAACCTGTGGGCCAACCTGCGGGCCAACCTGGGGGACAACCTGCGGGCCAACCTGGGGGACAACCTGTGGGACAACCTGGGGGCCAACCTGTGGGCCAACCTGGGGGACAACCTGTGGGCCAACCTGGGGGCCAACCTGGGGGACAACCTGTGGGCCAACCTGCGGGCCAACCTGTGGGCCAACCTGGGGGACAACCTGCGGGCCAACCTGGGGGACAACCTAAAA